GTAATCTAGCCATTCTAGCCATAAGGTCTAGAGCATCCACACCAGTTCCGTCAGAACCTAAAAGGTCTACAGAATTAGTAGCGTGAGCTAGTGTTGCATCAGCAGTAGAGCTGTCTGAACCAATAACGTGGTCAGGTGAACTTGACGATACACCTGCAAACATTTCAGCAATAACTCCTGCATCAAATGCATCTCTCAATGCATAAGCAGCAGATGAACTAGCTACTTCTTTAAAGTTCACGTGAGACATTGAAGTTTCAATATCATCAACGATGAATTTAAAAGCGTTAGCTACGTCAACGACCATAGTAAGTTCTTGGTCAGTCAATGCTGTTTTAGTTACGTTAGCACCTCTCTCATATTGATAGACGGTGATTTCCGGTTCTTTAATGATTCTTACAGTATCTCCGAAAGCAGATATTTCTCCTGAGTAATCAGTATTAGTGATTGCTTCTGCTACCGAAGCTTTTCTGAAAAAGTTTAAAACCTTTTTAGAATAGACTTTCGGTAAGAAAAAGGAGTTAGTCTGACCACTTACGGAATTACCAAAGTTACCATTAGTATCAGTTGATTGCTCAAATAGAGCATCAGATTGATTAAATGCCATAATTATTCTCCTTGAATATTATATTTTGGTTATCCAATAATTCTACCTTCCTCTAGGGCTTTGTCGATTTCACTTTCGAGTCTATCGTACTCATCCATAGATAAGGCAGCAATTTCCTGTTGTGTCCAAATCTTAGGTTCAGTTACGTCTGCAGGTTTGGTAGTCTTAGTAGATACTAAATCTGCTGCATCTGTCCTTGATTTGGTAGGAGTTGATTTTTCAGGCACGATTCCATTTTCAGCTTTAAAAAGATCGATGGCTTTACTTGCAAGAGTTGCATTGTTTGGATTATTATAAATCCAATCTTTGATCTCTTCTGGTTGATTATCTGCCCAATCATGGAATGCATCACTACTTCTAAGTTCATCAAAGTCAGGATGTTTATTCAACAAATCTTTCTCTGCTTCTCTTTTTAATATTTCTGATTCACGATTCTGCATTGCATCTAATCTTTCTTGCAGTGTTGCAAGTTTCTCTTCACTTTGCAGATGGGCTACGGATTCAACCACTTCATAAACATCAGGATATTGAGATTTAAATTGTTCTAGTTCTTCGGGAGTTTTAGGAGCTACATACTCAGGCTGCGTTTCTGTAACCTTTTGTAATAACTCTTGTTCTCGAGTTCTAAAATTATTTAAACTATTATCATAATGTTTTTTTAAGTCATCATATCTTTTTTTGTAATCTGGACGTTTATGAGTTTGTTCTTTAGTTGGAGCAGGTTCTGCATTCACAGGTGCTGCCTCTTCTTCTGAACTTACTTGTGGACGTTCAAAAAACAATCCTTCTGCCGTATCTCCATGTTTAGGCATTACATTATCTGTGTGCCATGTTTTTTTCTGGTTATACGGATTTGGTGTTGCTTCTACGGATTCCTCCTGTATTTGTTCAACTTCTGTCATTTTGGTTCTCCTTAAGGGCTTGTGCTATTTCCAAGGTAGCCTATTCTAAAAACGTCTTTTTTATTAGGGGCTTGTCTTACAAGGTAGCTAAAGGTTATAAATTGGTAGGGGTTACTGACGTAAGTAGCCTACCGGTTGTTAGCTTCTGACGTAAGCTCTGGTAGAAAGCATAGACTTTTTAAGTTCGTCACCCACTAAATCATCTTCCTCTTTTATCATCGCTTGACTACCTACAGTTTCTTTCGTCACTCTAATGTCTTGCGTTTGAGGTTCGGGTTGAGCTTTATAAACAGTCTCATCTTCTTCCATTACACCGCCATCAGCCATATCTCGTCTTCCATCTGCAGCAGCTTCTGCTTGTTTCATCATAGACATTAAAGTGTCTTCTCCGATTTCTTCAGTTGCTTTTGCAGTAAAGACGAATTCCCCATCCGATAGCCTTGCGGGTATCGAATCGGACCTACCAGTTCCCGGACCTTCTACAGTACCAGAACCAGTAAATTCTGTTGCACTCTCGACTACTTGATCAAATAACTCACTGAGTCTATCATCTTTTTCGAGAGCATCTATTAAATAATTTCTATCTTCATTAGACAATGTTTCTTCTACAACATAGTCTACATAATCTTCTTCCATTTCTTCGTCAGGAAGCATAGGTTGTTCTTGTTCCATTGGCATAGGTTGTTCTTCAACTTTAGCAGGTGCTACAGATATTGCAAGTGCATTCATCTGATCATCTATTTCTCCACCTTCTGCTTTCTTTACTCGTAGTATAGCAAAGTCTTCACCACTAATCTTGCCATCTTTATTAGTATCTAATTTTTTTTGTTTACCTTTTAACTTTGCCATTAGTCTTCCTTTCTATTTAGTGTTACTTTTACTTCTTCTTTAAGTTTACTCAATGTTTCCACTAAAGCCCACTTCCCCCGGTTGAGGAACAATTCCTGTTCCGATGTTGCCACCACCAGACCCTGTACGGTCAAGTTCTTCTGGTGATTGAGGTGGTCCTGTAGGGCTTCCCATGCCTGCGGGTTGTTGACCAGTGGGAGGAGTTTCTTCGCCTGTTGTTTGCTGAGCATTTTGCATTCCTATTATTTGGGCAGCTATTGCAGCTTCTTCCGGACTGTTTAGAATTTCTTCTGGGTCTAGGTCGAGACTGAAAGCTAGTTCACTAATTAACTTAGACATCTTAACAAATGGTGCAACTGCAGGATTTTGTGCAGTTTGCAAGAACATTGTAAGTCTTTGTGATCTAACTTCTTTCTGCATGAGACTTGCTGTACCCATTGCTTGTATTTCTAGATCACCAACAATATCTAAATCTTCTTCTATAAATTGCATATTCCAATGGAAGAAAGCTTCTCCTAAAGGTTTAAGCAAAAAATCGTCAATGTTTTTTATAACTGTTTTAATATTTAAACTTGATGCACCGAGTAGCATTGACATACCTGATGCAGTCCTAGTCATGCTCTGTACTCCTGTCTGCCCATGAGAGTAACTAGGTATTCCAGTTTGTTCGTCTGCAAGTTGTCTAAACTTGTCAAACATCATCATATTTTCTTGTGCTGTATTTGGAAACTTAATTCCATGTATAGACTGTCCCGGCATTCCTGCTTGTCTTCTAAATATCTTTCCGGGATATATATCCATAGACTGTCCACCTACTAAAGCAGACTCATCTACATCAAATACTAGTGAACCTGATAACGCTAAGTTATCAATAGCCATCCTAGCATGTCCATTCATTATTTGTTGAGAGTCTAACATGTTTTCAGGCACTCCAATACCAAAGAAACTATATGGATTCTTTTCGTAAGGGAATGCATGATAAGGTAATGTTGGAGGTGTAAACGGATTTACAACAGCTCTCAATAAATTCTGTCCACATACCCATGCATTAATCTGTACTTCATCTAAATCATCTACTGTATCAGGTAAATTAATTCCTACTTCACGAGCATAGTCTGCATCCATAACTCCCCAGTATTCTAGTATTTCATATCTGTCTGAGTAGTCTGCTTCACTTCTATCTTCGTCTGCAGTTATTTGATCTTCAAAGTCACGAGCTTCATAATTTGGACCCATTTGTAAAACATTTCTAATAGCATCCTTATCAAAGTAAGGCATGTGTCGAAGATTACGAACTTGACTTCTATTAAACTTATGTCTGTGAACAATGTAATCACACTCTTCCATTGTAGTAGCATTAGGGTCAGGATAAAAATCCCAACAACTTACAAACTCTACTCTGGGAACTCGTACATGTGTAGGTGTATAATTTCTACCTTCTTCTCCAGTTGTCCAACGATGTAATGTTTTATTAAAACTAAATGGTCCTTTAAGTATTCCAGTACCAAGCATAGCTGATTCAAACAATGCATTACGTAATTCAGATACACCATTTGATTCTTCTAGTTGATCATGAATTAGTTTTTCCATATTCCTAGCAGCAATTTGTGCAGGGTTGATACTAGGTACAGGCATAGGAGAACGACCTGCTGTTAAAACTATTTCTCCATCCTGTCCTGTATAATTATCTTCTAATGAAGATAGAAAACTTTCACCACTTGTTAAAGTAGCTCCGGGTTTTAAAACATTACCATCACCTTCGAATCCAACATCAAAAGGATTAGAAGTTACTTCTACTTGTGAAACATCTATACCACTTTCTATTTGTGGTCCTTCAATACTAACTGGTGCTTGATTTAATTCTATGTGAGCTTCTTTGGCTATACCTTCCGGTAGCCTTGTTTCTTTTACTGATATTGGAAACTCACCTGTTCCAAACAGTACGTCAATAAGTTGACCATAAGCAGCTACAGTTTTAGTTTTGGTAACTTTAATAAAAACTCTTGACTTTTCAGATTCTCTAAACTTAACACGCTTTCCGTATAACCCTCTAAAGTTTTGATAAGATTCTAACCATCTATGTTCATCACCTTGTCTAGCTCTTTCTGCATCTGAAAAACGACTTTTAATAATACCTACGAGGTTTCTGCTTTGATCTTCCTCAAGCTGTAAGGCTTTACCATCTTCACCTTCTACATCTTCGTATAGATTATCTGCATTTAAAAATGTATTTTCTTCCATATTAATATCCAAAAGTAGAATCAGAAGCTTCGAATGTACGTTGCTTTAAACGTATCATATCTGAAATAGGGTCTGACATTCTGGGTCTACTCATTATTAAATACCTTAATGCATCATAAGCGTGATCCTGTGCATGTGTATCTACATCCTCAGGATTCGTTTTAGACAAAGGTATACTTTGTAATTCTTTTACTAAGTCAGGACAAGTGTTAAATATTTGCAAGCGTGGTCTACTTTCTGGATTTGCTTGTTTTAAATATTCGTGTATTTGCACTTTACCTGCTATTCTATTTTTATCTGCCCTTCTAAGTTTATGTCCTGATTTAATCAAGACTTCACCTATCGTAGGTCCTGTGTATCCTGTCCTAGCCCATGCTGCAGTATCTAATACTCCCGGGATTGAACGATACTCTTCTTTTTCTCTTTCGGTAATCTGTGCTCCAAGTGCTTCACCCGTAAGACCTTTTTGATAAAGTTCTCTATATATAATGAGGGTCTTATCCTGTGGGTCAACAGCAGCCCAGAGACAACAGCTTTCCGAAGCGTATCCATAGTCAATACCTTTTATTCGTTCCCAATGTAAGGGTATGTCAAAAGGTGGTATGACATGAATAGATGGATCAAACTCTACAAAAGCTGCTCCTTCATTTACTTCCCAGTTACCTTCTAATAATTGTTTTCTTTGGATTGGAGGTAGTGAAAGGAGCATGCGTTCATACTCACCATCTTTTGCTAAGTAAGGATTATCTACTAACTTAGCCGGAATAAACTTTCTTGTTAAACCGTCAGAACCTATAAAAGATTTATTAGGTTCATCTGATTCCAAATATCTTTTCTTTACCCAGTGTGCTCCAACACCTCCCGGGTTTGCAGTACAACGTAAATAAGTTTTAATACTAGGGTCTGTTGTTCTTAAACGTGAAGCTAAATAGTTCCACCCGAACTCAGTTGGTAAATGAGTTATCTCATCAAAACCTATCCAACTGTATGCTTGACCTTGATATCTATATACGTCTGCATCTTTTTCCAAGAAACCAAATTCTATTTTAGCTCCACTTGGAAAGTTCCAAATCTTTTCTACTTCTCTAAACTTTGCACCGGGAAAAGCTTTTGGATATAATTCTCTACTCTTATCTATCAGTTCTCGTAACTCTGGCATAGACCTTCTAAGTATTAAAGCTCTATGTCCTTTTACGTGACAGTTTCTTAATGGATCAATTAACATGGCAAAACTTTTACCACCACCTGCAGCACCACCATAAAGTACATCCTTTTCGTCTGCTGCTAAGAAATCTGTCTGTGGTCCTTCGTTTGGCATAAAAGCAACAAACGAATTTGTTTCCTCTAGATGAGCCTGTACAGAATCTGCGAGTTGAGTAACTTCGTTTTCAGTTACTACCTTCCCCTCTTTTGATACTGTCCGTTCATCCGATGCGTTCTCAAACTTGCGGATTGTTGTTTCCTGTTGTCTGAGTGTTTGTTTTTTGGACCGTAATTTTTTTTCGAGTTTTTCAACTGTCTTCCTCTTTGAAGTTAATGATCTCTTAGCTGCCATTTTTTTCTTCTGTGCAGTAGAGTATACATATTTAGATTTAGACCCTTTAGGTCTTCCTCCCTTCTTTCGAGGTGTTCCGTCTTTCTTAAGTATAAGGTTACCTTCAGAATCTGTCAAGTATTGAGTTGAATTTATTTTTGTCTGATTCTTCTTGTCTTTGTCTGTCATACTTCTTATCTATATGTTTTTTTAGTCCCATTCTTGAAAGTTTACGATTCGTACTGGCTTCTAGCCAATCTACTGCAACCGCTAAACTAATCTCATCGTTTCGTACCATTTGTGATACAACATTTAAAGCATGTATCTGTTCATCAATAGGTTTTAAATAACCATCTACTTCTGCATCAACTTCATAACCAAAAGGTATTGTTGATGTTTTTCTTTTTATATATCCTTCTTTCATCTTTGATTATGTGTTCTATGTGCTATTTTACTTTCCCAATCTTCAATAGCTTTAGCTATACTTTCTTCTGCTAATACACTACAATGTAATTTAATTGGAGGTAAGTCTAGTGCTGCTGCTATGTCTTTATCTTTTATTTGCTTTGCTTCTTCAACTGTCTTACCTTTGAGCATCTCTACAAACATAGTACTAGATGCTATTGCAGAACCACAACCATATGTTTTAAACTTAACGTCTTCTATTGTGTCTCCATCAAGTTTAAGCTGTAGTCTCATTACATCTCCACATGCAGGTGCACCAGTCATACCTGTAGCAACATTAGGGTCTGTAGGATCAAACCTACCTACTGCATGTTTCTCAGGTTCATTGAGGACACTTTCAAATCTTTCTATTACTTGTTGTGAATAAGCCATTACTTTTTAAATATTCGATCCCAATTATCATCAAACTGTTGTTGAGATACTGAAGTCTTTCTAGGTCTAGAGCCTTTACCTACACGTCCACCATTCTTCTTATTTGTCATAAGAACTGGCTTTTCATTACTTCCTAACTGTGGCATCTTACCATTTAACCTTGTCAGCCCAATACGCTGCTGACATCTTACCTTTTGCTATGTTCTTACCATGACGTGCTTTAAAAGACTTACGCTTTGCTTTCATCTTAGCAGACTCACCTGCTTTAGGCTTACCTGCAGTCTTTGCACCTTTCTGTCCAAACCTTATGGTTTTAATCTTTGAACCCTCTTTAGCCACAACTATATGTGACTTCTTTGGATGATTCGGAGTACGTTTAGGCTTGTTGTAGCCAGAGACTCCTGCTCGTTTTAATCTACTATCTTTCTCTGCCATTATCTTTTCTTTCCTTTATGTAGTCCATGTTTAGCATGTTGCTTACCTTTCTTTGTAGCTGCTCGTTTCTTTTTATTAGCTGCTGCTAGTTTCTTTCTTCCTGCTGCAGTTGATTTAAGTTTCTTTATTGTAGCTGCAGGTGCATAAACCTCACCAGTCTCTGAAGACTTCTTACCACTAGCAGTTCTCCACTTCTGTTTAGTCCACTTCTTTAAAGACTTCTGAGACTTTTTAAGTGCCATTACTTATAGCCTCCACCTGCTTTTTTATATTGACTTGCTAACAGTTGAGCTTTCCTAGCACTCCATTGTCCGGGTTTACCACCTTTACTTCCTGCTTTGATCTTATTAAATAGTCTTTTACGCATAGTAGGCTTAGTGTAGTTCCCTGCTTTATTTACTGTTGATTTCTTTTTCTTGGCTGCCATTATTCTTCCTCTTCATCATTAATTTTTCCCACATGAGGTTGTTGGAATCCAACTTCTGTTTCATCGTAGGTGTCTTCTTCTTCATAGGTTATGTCCTCTGCTTCTGCATCTATAGGAGCTTTGTCTGGTAATATAAAGATACCACTAGATGCTTGCATATTAATATCTAACTTCTCAGACTTTGAAACTCCTACACGATCTAATAAAGATTGTGCAGCTACCAGTTTGTTACTAGCCTGAGGTATTGGTTTATCTGAATCCATAATCTCTAATAGCTTAAAAGCTGCTTTAGGGGCATTGTGAGCTAACACATCTTTAGTTAGTTCTAATACTTCGTTCTTCAAAGCTTTTAAAACTTGGTAGTGTCCACCAGAATAACCTGCTAATTCTGCTGCTACTTTAGCATTACCTTCTGTTTCTATAAGATTATCTAAGAATAACTGTTGTTTTTCTGTAAGCTGTCTAGCTTGTTGAGTTGTTGGTATAATACTGCTCATGTAAACTAGTATAGGTTCTCCTGAAAAAAAGTCAAGAAGGACTTGACAAAAAGCTCTCTGGACTGTAGAATGAGGCTTGTCCGGTAGGCAGGTTAGTACCTATAGGATACACCCTCTACTAATAGTCTATTAAGCCCGACCTAACTGGTTGACATCCTAAACCCGATAAAATGTATAACCACACCATAGATATATACGGAGGGTGGTATGGTCTCCTGCGTCCCCCTCGAGAACCTGACGTATAAGTAGGTGATAAGACCTAATAGACATTCCTTAAACAAACTAGCAAGACTAAATAAACTTCAAGACTATTGAGTCCTACCTGATGTACTTCAGTAAGCATTACATAGTCTTAAAAGATCAGAAGCTTTCAAAGTTTATGTAGTCTTAGCAAGCCTCACATTGCTTATCAAGCTTGCCGGACTACTAAGTGTAGGCTTCATCTCCAAAAACTATCTAGTTTACAAAGATTATAAAGTTTGTAAGCATTAATAATATTATGTTTAAACTAATAACTTCATAAACTTCAAAGGGTTAGATAGTTTTTGTAGTATTTCATAAACCATTCCGTATCCATATCACAAGTATCCTTAGTTCGATATAGTCTATTAGTATAAGAGCAATCTAGACATTCATTCGATTGGTCTAATCAGTTGCGTTTATCCCCCTGTCTTTTACTAGCAGAAGCTTTGAGCAGCTTGCTATCCTTGAAAGACTAATCCCATACTCCTGCCCTGAAACTGTGTGTTTCTAAGACCTTGTAACGTCATAACTATCATATATATTCTTCCTGTATATTTATTTACATTACATGAACGCTTGTACATCACAAGAGTCAAGACCCTGTAACAGCTAAAGCTTAACAGGCTCTAAACACTGCTCTTGTAATCTAAAAGCTTTTCATGTTTAATGTATTTATTTACAGGGAGAATATTATGATACTAATAACCTTTCAAGATCAAGAAACTCATCAGTTTCAAAACAGTTTTATGGCAAAGTCTTTCATTGGATATCAATCCACTCAAAACATCTTTGTTGTAAAAGTCAGATGTGATAAGGCATCTGATTATACTGCAATCGAAGATTATCTTAGATTGCTTAATACTAATATCCAATAAAACTAAGGAGTTATAATATGGATACTACATTTGATATGAAAAAAGTGAAGCCTGAAACACTTAAAGGTCAGGCAACCTATAACCAATGTGAGGGCCTTGCTAAGAAGTTCTCATATGGTTTGAAAGGCAAAGAGTGGGGAGAATCTTACTCTAGAATTAGAGCTTGCTTACTGAATGAAAGATCAGAAGGCACACTTTCCTTTCAAAAAGCTTCTGATCTTTATAAAAAGAAGAAGCTTCCTAAAGTATATACAGATAAAATATCTAATTATCTTGATATACATTCCGGCTAGTTTGTAGCTCTAAAAGGGAGTAGGTCTTATCACCTGCTCCTTTTTTTATTCTCGGGGACTAAGTAGGCTTGGCAGTAGCCAAGTCTTTTTATTTGCAGGAGACCATATCCATATTAAATATTTATTTTAGGTACTTCGTATATCTTAGTATTCAGTAGGGGCAACAGGTGGAGGGCATACTGTAGATAAACTGTATATATCCTGTATATAACATGTATATATCCTGTATATATCCTGTGGATAACTTAATATTATATTAATTAGGGGGCAAGAGGTGGAGGGAGTTTAATATATAGTTTAATTATATATTTAAAATAAATGATATAATAGACTTGACAAGATCATGCCGGTTGGGATAAACTTTAAAGCGTTCGGTGCAACCACCGGACATTTGTTTAAATATAATAACCTGAGGAGGTTTAACATGGCAGTAGATATAAATTTACACCGAGTAACTGATGTGATTGTTCAAAAACATACTCATGATAGAGCTGATGGAGAAAGTTGGTTTGTTACTAAAGATATAATAGTAATAGATGATAGTGGTAATGAAATTCTTAAATTAAGTTTGTTTGGTGAGAACTTTGATCAATTAAAATTTAAAAAGCCTGAGGAGGTATAATGGAAAAGATTATTCAAGACTGGGAGCTAGTTAAACAGCTCATCAAAGATATTGAAGATACTAGTGATGATGAACTTAACTTCGAGGAGGACTAATGACATTTAGAACTCAAGATTTAGCTTTCGATCACTATCGTAATAAAGGTTTTAGATATGATAACTCCATGAGTATCCGAGAGGATAAATGGTACATGTTTAGAAAAGGCAACCGCTATATAGTTATAACTCCCAAGTATGATAATATACTGGGAACTAGTTGGATAGCGAGAAGCTTTTATTAGTATAATAGATATAATAGACTTGACAAGAATGGGCGAGTCGGGTTATACTTTTAGGGCTTCGGCAATGGAGGTATCTCTTAGATACTTTTTTAATAATAATAATACCTGAGGAGGTAACAAGATATGAGTAAAACTACTTATACTGTAAAAGGGAGTGCGACTTCCACATCAATCGCAAATGCACCATTATCAATCCAAAAGATTTGGAATAGAGGAACTGAGTTAGGAGTAAATATCCTAAGAGTCAGAGCTGTTCAAGATCGTAATGAGATATCTACTGGTGCTACATTCGATGGCTATCACAAAGATAAAGTTTCTATTTATAGTCAGAAAGACAATCCTGCTAGAGAGCTTTGGTTCAGAAGGTTTGTTAAGTTGAATGAAGCTAATAAGAGTATGCAAGTTCTTGAAGTTGCAGATAACTTAGATGTTCAAGATACATTTGAAGTTATGGACTCTTACAATACATTTGCGAATGGTAATGTATTTACTAGGTTCTTCAGAAAAGCCTTTAGCTTAGTCTAAAGCAATCGTGTAGCTAAGTGGGAGTGAGCCTTTTAAAATCCAGTACCATTAGAGTATAGGTTAGGCTGAAAGTAAATAAGAACTAAACCACCATGCACTACTTAGCTACACACTTTTTTATTTAAGGAGATAGATATGCCAAGTTACAAATTACTATCACAGGGTAGTATGAAGATTGACAAGAGCAACAAGATACAAGATAAATACTTCAGTAGAATATTATATCTTGCACCACACAACTTAGCTGATGGCAAGCGTACTGTATGTCCATATGCTACAGTTGCTAAATGCCATGAACCATGTTTAAATACAGCAGGTATGGGTAAGTTTTCCAATGTACAACAATCTAGAATACGTAAGACTTTGCTGTTCTTGGATGAGTATGATACCTTTATGGAGTATCTTATACAGGACATCAACAAGTTTATTGGAGAGTGTTACAAGCTTAACAAGATACCATGTGTCAGGCTAAATGGTACTTCGGATATACAATGGGAACATCAGTTGGTTGATGGTAGGAATGTGTTTGAGATATTCCCTGATGTATTGTTTTATGATTACACCAAGATACCTACACGAAAAGTTTCACATATCAAAAACTATCATCTGACTTGGAGTTATTCAGAAGCTAACGACAAGTATGCTAAGTTATTTGATGATGTACAATGCAACAAAGCTGTTGTATTTAGAAAAGAATTACCTGAGACTTTCAGAGGTCTCAAAGTAATAGATGGTGACAAACACGATATGAGATTCCTTGACGAGTCTAATGTAGTAGTCGGACTGACTGCTAAAGGACCTGCTAAGAAAGATTATTCAGGGTTTGTTGTTGATAATTTAATAGAAGCGAGGGCAATATAGTGGCAGATATAACAGCAAGACAGCATAATTTTATTTCGAATACTCATAGATATATCGAAGAAGTTATTGACGATTCAGAGACAATAGAAGAACTTAGATCAGATATTTTCCATATGAAAGAAAGAGTAAATACAGATTATAATTATACAATGGACTTTATTGATGAATTAAAAAACGAAATTAGTGACCTAAAACAAATGGTGGAGGACTTACAAAAATGAGTAATGAATTCAGAGAACAAGTATTAGAATATGTAAGTGATACAGTAGGTGAGATGTGGCAGTTAGATACACGACCTGACTTAGAGCAAGACTGTGTTGATTTTATAGTAGACGAGTATGTTGATGAAGGGTTTTCAAAAGATGATTTGTATATAAACTTTTTAATTATAAAGTTTTTATCTAATCATTGCAGAGATGCAGTATCATCACAAGATTTAGATTATATGGCACAACAACAACGAGGTAATGAAATATGAAAGCAATATTAATAAACGTAAAAGACCAATCAATAACTGAAGTGGAACATGATAATACTCTAGATAATATCTATGAGTTATTAGACTGTAGAACTTTTGATGTAGTTAGGATTGATGAAGTAGATAGTATCTATATTGATGATGAAGGTTTGTATGTAGAAGACCAGTTATTCTTTGAGTTTGGTGGTGATGCACAATCTGTTAGATTGGCAGGTAATGGATTAATCCTTGGCGTAGATGATCAAGGTTATTCTACTAGCCCTAAGATAACTCTTGAAGAAGTTCAAGGTAAAGTAGGTTTCTTACCTAATGGATATACTACATACAAATGGTAGACGTTGAAGTTTATGAGTATGATTACAATGGTACTATGGTTCAATGGTATTGGAGTGATCAGAAAAAGAAAAAATGGAAGACTTGGAAACCTAAGGTTGAGGATGTACTATTAGTAGACTTGACAGACGAAAAGCAAAATGGTATAATTGCCTTAGAAATTTTTGAGGGGATAATGGATAGAGAACATCCTAAAAAAGTTAAAGCAAAAGGAATATATAAAGTAAGGAGATGAATGGAAAGTTATTTAGTAGAGGTTATAGATGAAGATAATGAATCTAGTGTTGTTATGAACTTTGCAGAAAGCATACAAGAACTAATAGATAATATAGTTTGTATGGACCAATTTATATTTATTACAAATATTAAAAGAGTATCTGATAATAAAGAGATTAAATTAACCAAAGATGTTATAGACTTAGAAGACTTAAGAATGTATAGATTACTAATTGATGATGAAGTATCACTAAGACAAATACTAACAAGCAACGAGGATAATAATACTATACAATGAGAATAGGTAAACAACAAATAGAACATACTTCTAAGACTGGTTCTAGAGGTAAAAAGACTTCGATTGGTAGAGGAAATGTAGGTTACTCTACTATGTCGAAACGTAAACGACAAACCTACAAAGCTTATAGAGGGCAAGGAAAATGAAAACAAAAGACCTAGAAAAATTATTTAAAGATAGACTAGCTCAAGATGGAATCAATAAAGCATGGATGGATGAGAAGTTAGTGTTTGTTGGTTTTGAAGATGATGAAGAGGAAGAGTAATTGAATATATTTTATTTTAACAAGTGTCCCATCAAAGCAGCAGAAGATCAACCTGATAAGATGCTAGTCAAGATGCCATTAGAAACAGCACAGATGTTATGCACAGCTCATAGAGAGCTTGATGGTGACGAGTATGCTGATGCTAATGGTTTATACAAACGAGCATATTGGAATCACCCATGTACTATTTGGGCTAGAGAAGCTAGTGGTAACTATGAATGGTTATATCAACACTTCATTGCTTTATCTTTTGAATACACTTATAGGTATGGTAAGCAACATGCAAGCTATGTTAAGTTACACAAAGCATTAGCTAAATGCCCTGACAATATAACACAAGGTAGAATAACTAAGCTTGCACAAGCTATGCCTGATGAATATAAACATCCTGACCCTATCGTTGCATACAGGACCTACGTAGTAAATGAAAAGCACTATGCTAAATGGGAGAAGGGCAGAGACAAACCTAAATGGTGGTCGCATGACAGAGTATGATGCACATAAAATATTCCAAGAACAACAAGAACGTAACAGAGTAACAGCACTTCATGCTAATGATGGAGTGATTGAACTACGGTACGCAGATGGAACAAGAGAAATTTACAGAAAACGTAAATGGTTAACTGGTTTTAAATTAATAAGGAGAAGACAATGAAAATTGTAACAACACTAATAGCACTATTAACATTGGTAGTTGGAACTAATATCTTTCTAAACGTACAAGAGCAAGACAGGTTAGAAACTGCTTTAGTATTATTAGATTCAAGAATTAATTCTAACAAAACAACTATTGAAAATATTGAAGATTATATAGTAGATGTAGGAATGGACTTTGAAACTATGAACTTTATCATGATGGATAATATAAAAGATGTAGCTACTGCTTTAGAAAAACATAAGCATGAACCTGTATATATCGAAGTTCCATCAGTTAAAATAAAAGAACAGCCCAAGCCTGTTAAAGAAGAAATACTAGAAAGAACCTATGATCCTGAAACTAAGTTACATATTCCTAGTCTACCTGTTCCGGTAGTTGTTTGTCCTAAAGCAAACAATAAACTAGGTAAGTTTATTAAAGACGTGTCACTACGAAGAGATTACAAGTTTATTATAAACTATGATATACTAAATAATAAAATAGATAACGTGAGGTTTGATAAAAAAATACCTAGTAAATTAAAATCAGCTATGATAAACTACATAAATTCTTTTACGATCAATGGTGATGTAACAAATTGTAAACTATCAATTAAAGTATTGGAGAACTAAATGCAAGAATTCTATAGACTAACAAACTCTGAGTACAAAGAATGGAATAACTTTTGTACGGAGAACTATAAAAATATATATGAAAATAAAGATGGACATGTAGTACACTACATACCTACATCAGATACCTTTCATTTATATATAGATTCAAATGAACAATCAGGTATGCAAAACTTTTTAGAAAAAATGCTTGCATATGATTTATAGCTGTGGTATAATGCACTCACTCAAAGACATGACCTTGATATTAAAGGCTTTCCTTGAGTCACCGAGTAGCATTAGCCCTCTATCTCCATCCTCCTCAAGGAGCTACTTGGTTCAGTTATCTGAGGTGATGGGGCAACTGGCTCATAGCCCCAACTCGAAAGAGTTAGCTATGGTTATTATAATACTGTTAAATAATAAAGGAGAAAAGATATGGCAGTAGTTAATGGAACTGCGTATTGGGCAAGTATTAAAACACCTAATACCAAATTTGAACCTGTATACACAGTCAACCTAGTAGTTGATGAAGATACAGCAAATGATTTTGCGTCAAGAGGACACAAGATAAAACAGATGGATGAAGGTCCATCACTTGTTATCAAACGAAAAGTTAATGGACCAAATGGAATGGTTCGTACAGCACCTAGATTATTAGATGCTGAAAAGAATGAAGTTAATTATTCAGTTGGTAATGGTTCTAAAGTAAGAGTACAATTCAATGAGTACGAAGGCGAGAATAAGTATGGTCCTTATACAGGGTTAGACTTACAAGCTGTTCAAGTACTTGACCTTGTTGAGTACCGAGCTGAGGATGGTGCAGAATTGTTAGACGGAGAAGAATTCTAATGGTAGATACTCCACAATTACAAGGTGCACCAATTACAATTAATCAAGACGATGGTTCAGCCAAAGTCTATGATTCAGGATTGTTATCACTTGAAGCACAACAGGCTGTAGATATGATTGCCTTTATCGCAAGATTAAGACAAGTATTAGATGCATCTGGACAGGTATTCAGTAATGTAGTAACCAATAACTTAACAGAAGAAGCTATGGTCGAAGAACTAACTTCCGAAGAAGAGGTTGTTGAAGAGGACAGTGCTGATGAAGAAGACACTAAATAATAGTGTCGACAACTCGAGGGCAGATCGTAATGGTTTGCCCTCATTCTTTTATGAGGAGGATAAATGGAAGAAAGTAATTGGGACAGACACAAACTACCATGTTCTAAATGTGGTGGAAGTGATCCTGTATCTACAAACAAAGATGGTTCAGGTTATTGCTTTAGCTGTAACCACCATTACAAAAACTATCAACAAGAAGTAGATGGTAATATCATAGACATGGTTTCTCACAAAGAACCAAGTACATTTTTAAACTCATACACAGGAGTCTTTGGTGATCTGACAGATCGTAAGATCAGTGAAGCTGTTGCCAAGAAGTACGGTGTACGTGTTGTGTATGATAGTCAAGGTAACGTAGCTAAACATATCTATCCATACTACAATAGCAATGAAGTTGTTTCAACTAAGACCAGAACTGTAAGCACAAAAGGTTTTGTAGTTGACGGTGGCTATGAAGGTACAGGTTTGTTTGGTGAGCAACTCTTTGGTAAAGGTGGTAAGTATCTTACTATTACCGAAGGTGAGTGTGATGCTATGGCTGTGTATGAAATCTTTGATAAGAAGTGGGCATCAGTATCTGTTAAACGTGGTGCTCAAGGTTCAGTCCGAGATATTAGAGACAGCATAGAGTTTGTTGAATCATTTGATAATGTTGTTCTCTGCTTTGATAATGACAAGTACGGTAGAGAAGCAGCACGTAAGATTGCACGTATTATAAAACCGGGCAAGGCTAAGATAGTTACACTACCTGAGGGATTTAAAGATGCGAATGCTATGCTTGAACAAGGACAGTATGCACAGTTTACTAAAGCATGGTGGGATGCTAAGACATACACACCATCTGGTATCATGGAACTGTCTAGTGCAAAAGATAAATGGTTGCACCGAGAGCAGAAAGAAAGCATTGCGTATCCTTGGGAAGGACTCAACAAGAAACTATATGGTATGCGTAAAGGAGAGTTAGTTACGTTGACTGGTGGTACAGGACTTGGTAAGTCAAGCATCACTCGTGAGCTTACTCACTACCTGATAAAGAATACCGAAGACAATGTAGGTATCATAGCATTAGAAGAGAACTGGTTGAGAACTGCTGATGGTATAGTATCTATCGAAGCTAATGATCGTTTGTATTTAGAAGAGAAAAGAAAGAACTATACTGACGAGCAACTGCAAGAGTTGTTTGATAAAGTTATACAGAAAGATAAAGTATTTATACATGCTCATCTAGGAGCTACAGATATAGACGAAATCTTTTCTAAACTAAGATACATGATTGTTGGTTGTGAATGTGATTGGGTAATCGTGGATCATTTACACATGTTAGTTAATCAGCTTACGGAGTCAGACGAACGTAGAGGTATTGATTCTTTAATGAATAGATTACGTTCACTAGTTGAAGAGACTGGTGTAGGTATGTTCTTAGTATCTCATTTACGTAGAGCATCAGGTGATCGTGGACATGAGCAGGGTATCGAAGTATCTCTATCTCATCTCAAGGGATCTCAAGGTATCTCACAACTATCAGACTGTGTGATTGCATTAGAACGTAATCAACAAGCAGAAGATGAAACCGAATCTAATACAACTAAAGTTCGTGTACTTAAATCTAGGTACACAGGTGATACGGGATTAGCTTGCAGCTTGCTTTATGATGTACAGACTGGTAGAATGAATGAGGTTACTGACGAAGTAACTCTTAATGATTTACCTTTTTAGGAGATAGTATGAAAGAAATTGTATTTGATATAGAAGCTAACGGTTTAAAGCCTGATAAGATTTGGTGTATTGTAGCCAAGCCTTTAGGTGAGGCTGTAGTTTCATTTGGTCCGGATAAGATCAAAGAAGGTATAGATTATTTAAAATCTGCTGACTCACTAATTGGTCATAACATTTTAGGCTTTGACTTACCTGTTATCAAAAAGTTATATGGAGTAGATTTTACCAAACATAAAATTAAAGATACGTTAGTTATGTCTCGCTTGTTTAATCCAGTACGTGAGAATGGACATAGTTTAAAAACGTGGGGATACATTATAGGTTTTCCTAAAGATGAACAGCCCGAAGATTGGGATTGTTTTTCTAAAGACATGCTTACGTATTGTCAAAAGGATGTAGTTTTAAATGAGAAAGTTTACTTACGTTTACTAAAAGAAGGTGAGAACTTTGATGAAGAGTCAGTCAATTTAGAGCATGGAGTTGCTACCGTTCTAAAAGATCAAGAAGATATTGGATTTGAATTTAATCAAGAATATGCAATGATGCTTGTTGCTCAACTCAAAGAACGTATGTTTCAAGTTGAGAAAGAAGTACAACAGGTCTTTAAACCTAAGATGGTTGATATAAAACAAGTCGTACCCAAACGAAAGAAAGATGGTACATTATCTAAATCAGGATTAACAGTTGAAGAATATGACAGACTGATAGCATCTGGAGATTACTTACCTTTTATGAGACAGAAGTTACAACCTTTTAACTTAGGTTCTCGTAAACAGATAGGGGAATATCTCACAGACTTTGGATGGAAACCTAATAGGTTTACTCCTACAGGTCAGCCTATCGTAGATGAATCTTCGTTAGCTAAAGTTAAAAAGATTCCGGAAGCTCGTTTAATAGCAGAGTTTCTTTTGCTACAAAAACGTATAGCTCAAATTGATTCATGGATATTATCGGTTCAAGAAGACAACAGAGTACATGGGTTTGTAATACCTAATGGTACAATAACTGGTCGTATGTCGCATCGTGCTCCTAATGTTGCACAAGTTCCCAGTGTAGTTAGTGAGTATGGAAAAGAATGTAGATCATGTTGGACTGTACGTGAAGGTTACAAATTAGTAGGTATAGATGCAAGTGGTTTAGAATTAAGAATGCTTGCACATTATATGGATGATAAGGAATACACAAATGAGGTTACAGAAGGAGACATACACACAGCTAATCAAAAAGCTGCAGGACTTAAATCAAGAGATCAGGCAAAGACATTCATCTATGCATTTATATACGGAGCAGGAGATGCAAAAATTGGGTCAGTGGTTGGAGGAGGTAAAAAGCTTGGAGCAGAACTTAAGCAACGCTTCCTCGATAATAACCCATCACTTAAAGTTCTTAGAGAAAGAGTATCTAGAGCAGCTAAACGAGGATACCTCAAAGGATTAGATGGTCGTAAGATATTTATTCGTAATGAGCATGCAGCACTAAACAGTTTACTACAAGGTGGTGGTGCAATTGTTATGAAACGAGCTTTACTTATGTTAAATAATTTGATACAGTTACAGTCTTTAGATGCTAGATTTGTTGCGAACATCCATGATGAATGGCAGATGGAAGTACGAGAAGATATCACCGACTTTGTAGGTGAGTTAGCTGTACGTTGTATAGAAGATGCAGGTAAGTATTACAATTTACGTTGTCCACTTACTGGTGAATATAAAATAGGAGATAACTGGAGTGAAACCCATTAAAGATTCAAGTAGAAAAGGAGACTTTGCAGAGTATTACGCAGTCACATGGTTGTGGGATAATGGCTATGAAGTCTTTCAAAACTCAGGATGTACTGGTCCTGTTGATATGATTGCGTTAGATAAAAAAGGTAAAACAGTTTTGATTGATGTGAAAACATTACAGCCTGACTACAGAAATAAAACAGGCAACAGAGTTATGTTTAAAACAGGAAGAACAAAACTTCAAGAAAAATTAGACGTACAGTTTTTACTTTTTAATCCTGATACAAGAGAACTTAAATTTGCAGAGCATAAAAAATGAAAAAGAAATTAGTTAATATCGTACCTGATATATATAAAGCTATTGCTCCCTTAACAAAAGGAGAAGGCTTAGATATTTCAGAAGAAATGATTGATTCATTTGGTGAAGATATGAAAGCAGCTATGCGAGATTGGGTTAAGAAACAACCTAAGACTAAAGATTCTTTGCGTATGTCTAACATAGGTAAGCCTGCTAGACAGCTTTGGTATAACAAGCATTCTAAAATCAAAGCTAAAGATTTACAGGCTACGTTAATGATTAAGTTTTTATATGGACATATTCTAGAAGCTCTTGTAGTCTTTCTTGTTAAGTTATCTGGACATAAGATTACCGATCAACAGAAAGAAGTAAACGTAAATGGTATTAAAGGACACATGGATTGTAAAATAGATGGAGAGGTAGTAGATATTAAATCTACATCAGGTTTTGCTTTTAATAAATTTAAGAATGGAACTCTACCTGAGAATGATAGCTTCGGATACATGGCACAGCTTGCCGGATACGAAGAGGCAGAAGGTACAGATCAAGGAGGTTTTCTAGCCATCAATAAAGAAACAGGAGAACTTTGGTTCTTTCGACCGGATGAGCTTGACAAACCTGATATAAAGTCTAAAATTAAAAGGTTAAAGGCAACTCTAAAAAAGCCTGAACCTCCTGAGTTATGTTATCAACCGATAGCAGATGGTGCTCAGGGCAACTTCAAACTTCCGAGAGAATGTACATGGTGTCCTCATAAAATAGAATGCCACTCGGAGTCTAATCACGGACAAGGACTTCGTATTTTTGATTATGCGAGAGGTCCTGTTTTTTTCACAGATATAGTCACTGAACCTAGAGTTCGGGAGATAACCCATGAATGGTAAAAAAAGTAAATTAATACGTAGACAAGCAGAAAAACTTCAGGTACAATGGATCAATAGTTTGTTGACAGAGGATGCAGATAAAGTAACTCCACAAACTTTAGATCAAGCATTACCTGATCAAGAATATTATTATAAAGGATACACAATTCATCATTCGTTTATGAATCATAAGTGGGTTGAAAAGAAATTAAAAAAGAATTTTGATTTAACACTAGATGAGTTATTAACTAGTCATGCCTGAAGTTCATCTAGATGATTTAAAATTAGAGGACTTACTATTTATAGTAGGTGGTTCAATCTTTCAAGGGAGTACTGCTGACGATATAGAGTTAGAAGTATTATTAAAACTTGAAGAGCTACTTAATAGTAAACTTGATGAAAGATTAAATGGCATCCCTGAAGATGCTGTCATACACTAAGGAGATAGGATGGAATATAAATTTGATGAGAACATAAACTTGAAAACAGTACATCAGTATATCGATAGTACCTACACTCAACACTATGCTCATTCTAAATATCAGGCAACCGATATGATTATAGATGCAGGACATGGTGAGGGTTTTTGTATAGGAAATATTATGAAATATTCTATGCGATATGGGAAGAAGAATGGTAAGTCAAATAAAGATTTACTTAAGATTATACACTACGCATTGATAGCTTTGTACTTAAATCAGGATGAAAACAAAAATGATTAAAGAATATTTAGGAATACAAATAGATTACAGTAAAGATAAAAAACTAGATAAGTTTAGTATTGATACTTTGTCCGATAGATACTATTGGGAAAATGAGAAGAGTCCACAAGAAGCTTTTGCAAGAGCTGCAGTTTTTGGAGCTACATACAAAGGACAAATAAATTTTAGTTTAGCACAGAGGTTATATAATTATGCATCCGATCATTGGTTTATGTTTAGCACTCCTATACTTAGTAACGGGGGAACAACTCGTGGCTTACCTATTAGCTGCTTTCTCAATTACGTACCTGATTCGAGGGTTGGTCTTTCTGATCACTATGATGAAAACATATGGCTCGCAAGTTCAGGTGGAGGTATCGGTGGATATTGGGGAGATGTTAGGAGTGATGGTGTGTCAACTGGCAACGGTTCTCGTTCTACTGGATCAATCCCGTTTATGCATGTTGTAGACTCTCAGATGTTAGCCTTCAATCAAGGCACTACAAGACGAGGAAGTTATGCTGCATACTCTGACATATCTCATCCGGAGATTGAAGAATTTATTAACATGCGTAAGTCTTCTGGTGGAGATATTAATAGAAAGAATCTTAACTTACACAACGCAGTCAACATAACTAATGAGTTCTTAGAAGCTGTTAAGACTGACGATGAATGGAGATTGATAGACCCTAAGACTAATGAACCTACTAAAGTTATTAGTGCTAGAGAATTATGGATGCGTTTACTTGAGACTAGAGCAGAGACTGGTGAGCCTTATTTAATTAATATAGATACATGTAATGAAGCATTACCGGCAAAACAAAAAGAGTTAGGTTTAAAAATTAATCAAAGTAACTTATGCTCTGAGATTACTTTAGCAACAAACGATGAACGTACTGCTGTTTGTTGTTTGTCTAGTGTTAATTTAGAATACTATGATACATGGAAAGATGATGAAAAGTTTATAAAAGATTTAGTAACAATGCTTGACAATGTTCTTGAGCATTTTATTGGAGAGATAGTACACACAGAAAAATTAGGTGGTTACACTGCAAATTATAAGAGGTTTAAAAGTTATGTTAAAGAAGGTAAAAAAGGTTTGGTTAAAGCTGCGTACTCAGCATACAGAGAACGATCAATTGGATTGGGTGCAATGGGATTCCACTCATACCTCCAAAGTAAAGGGCTATCTTTTAATGGTCTTCAACAGACTGGGATTAACAACACCATATTTTCTACTATTAAATCCAAGGCTTCGGAAGCTACTACTCTACTTGCTGAAATGCGTGGTGAAGCTCCTGATGTACATGGTAGCAATAAGCGTAACGCTCATCTTTTGGCTATTGCTCCTAATGCCAGTAGTAGCATTATATGTGGTGGTACTTCCCCTAGTATTGAACCATATCGTGCTAACGTATATACGCACAAAACTTTATCAGGTAACTACAAAGTTAAAAATAAATTTCTAGAAAAACTTCTTAAACAGAAAGGACTTCTTGCAGATGAAAGAGAAAAGGTATGGAAAGATATTTCAAATGAAAGAGGTTCTATACAAAATATTAAAATATTTAATAAAGAAGAAAAAGAAATATTTAAAACAGCAGATGAAATAAATCAATTACATTTAGTAGAACACGCAAAGATTAGACAAGAATATATTTGTCAAAGTCAAAGTGTTAATCTTTTCTTTGTGCCACCGAAGGCTACAGAATCTCAAAAAGTACATGATGAATTTTTACAATACTTAAATGATGTTCATTGGTATGCTATGCATAATTTAAAATCATTGTACTATTTAAGATCAGATGCTGCTAAGTCTGCAGAAAATGTAAACGTAAGAATACCTAGAATTAATTTAGAAGACACAGAATGTATAAGCTGTGAAGGATAAGATATGACAGAAGAAAAATTTGACAGAATGTATGAGAGTAGATTTGATGCTCTCCAAAAGAAATATGAAGCTGAGATAGCTATAGCTAGAACAGAATTAGATACTTACTTTCAATTAAGTGTGGGAGTAGCAGAGCATCCCCACGTTATTGAATCAATGGATGTACTTTTTGATCAGTTAGCTAACGCTCAAGAAAAATTAGACTTACTAATTAAGGAGTTTTAATGGAAGATTCATTTAGTCAGTTTTGTAGGAGGATGTGGTTAGACCATTGTGATGATAATAAAACACCACATTCTGTAACATACACAGAAGCAGAATATAAAAAAGAATTTAACAAATGGCTACTGAAAAAGTATGCCGAAGAACAGGAAAAAACATGAGCTTATTAGGAACACAAAATTATTTTAAACCATTCGAGCATCCTTGGATGTTTGACTATTGGGATTTACAGCAACAGATGCATTGGATACCTAATGATGTACCTCTCAACACTGATGTAAAGGATTGGAACAATCATCTTACAGATGAAGAACGTAATTTAGTTAAACAAATATTTAGATTATTTACACAGTCAGATGTAGATGTAGGTGCAGCTTATATTCATAAGTATATGAAATTGTTCAGAAAACCAGAGGCACAATTAATGATGTCAGCATTTGCTAACATGGAAGGAATACATCAGGTTGCTTACAGTCAGCTACTAGAAACAATTGGTATGTCAGATAAAGAGTACAAAGCTTTTGCTGAATACGAAGAGATGGCTAACAAACATGAATATCTTTTAGACTTTAAACCTACAAGAAACAATAAACCAGAAATTGCAAAAGCGTTAGCAGTATACTCTGCATTCACCGAAGGACTACAGTTGTTTAGTAGCTTTGCAATCTTGTTAAACTTTCCTAGATATGGTAAGATGAAAGGTATGGGTCAGATTGTTACATACTCTATACGTGACGAGTCTCTACATGTTGAAGCTATGACTAAATTATTTAGAGAGTTTATAAAAGAAAATCCTGAGTTGTGGACTGACGATCTGAAGAAAGAACTATATGATATCTGTAGAAAAATGGTAGAGCTAGAAGATAAATTTTTAGATTTAGTATTTGAGATGGGTAATCTTGAAGGACTTACTAAAGATGAAATGTATGCATACAACAGATACATAGCTGATAGAAGATTATTACAGTTGGGATTAAAACCAAACTTTAAACAAAAAGACAATCCTTTGGAGTGGATTGACGAAGTAATAGGTGTTGAACATCAAAACTTTTTTGAAGGTAAAGCAACATCCTATATGAAAGCAGGGCTAAGAGGAAATCATGGAAGTTTAACTTTTACGGAATTGCAAAATGAAAAAGAATGAAGCCACATTAATTAGTTATAAATTAGTAATGGATCAAAAAGGAAAAGTGTATAGTGAACGTAGCATTAGTGATATAGATCAACTCGAAGAAAGATTTAATCCGATTTTATTTAATACTTTA